TACCTGCGTTGATGGAACGCATAAATAGGAATAGCATAGGAATGGATGAATACTTCGATAGGTTGTTTAATCTCCACGAAACAACGAAGAATTATCCACCATTCAATCTAGTCACGGTCAGTAACGTAGAATCAAGACTAGAACTTGCACTTGCAGGATTTAGGAAAGCAGAAGTAAATGTCTACACACAAGACGGAAAACTCTTTGTCGAAGGACAGAAAGAGGATACCGAATCAGAAACGACTTATGTCCACAGAGGAATGGCTCAACGATCTTTCACCAGATCTTGGACACTGGCAGAGGACACGGAAGTTAGATCAGTTGAATTTGAGGATGGGTTGTTAAGTATTGTTCTGGGAAGAATTGTGCCCGAACATCATCAGAAGAAAGTCTGGTTCTAAATACTTTTGGGTAAACACCAAATATCGTCGCAGACGGAGGGGAAACTGGCAAAATCCAGTTGTAACCCCTCCTTTTTTATGCTATAATAAACGTAAGAAAATTAATATCAATGACTGCCTTAGAATCTCTGCAGACTCGTCTAGAAAATTTTAAAGTTACTTATGAGTACAATCCCATGTTCACATATGAAGAGAATCGTGGAGCATGTCTAACTCGTTTGATAGATCAAGCGATGGGTAATTATGTTGAAGAATCTATCCCTGAGTGGGATACTGATCCAAAAGCAAAGCACTTATGTGTTGGATTTAAAATTGACTGGGAAAACTCAAAGGTTGTTGTAGAACAGAAAAAGAATCCCCAGACTGATAATGGTTCATCTCGTAAATCAAATCTTCTTAAATTGAAAGAGTCTGCAGAAGAGAAAGGTAAAACTCCTATCTATGCATACTGGGAAGATCGTCCAAAGAATGATTATATGAAGGATGGTGTCCGACACCTTCATGGTATCGCAATCTTTAAGTTTTTGGGTATTGAAAACCAGTGGGAGAACTTTCTTTCTCATATCAATGTTGTTAAACTGATAATCAAAGAAGACCTTACTAATAAATTCGATGAAAAATTTCAATCCTTTAGCAAACCTACTTTATGAAGAGATTGATTGTCGTAATGCTAAAGTAACTGACTTTGAAGTAAAACCAACAACCATTCAGCAGGTTAGAGATTTTATTGAAAGGTGGCACTACTCTTCTAATGTAAATGGATTGCGTATATCACATGTCTTTGGTCTCTTTTACAATGGAGATCTGATTGGTGCAATGATTTATGGCCCATTAGGCATGGCAAATACTTGGAAGAAATATGGTGATTCTGAAAATGACGTAGTTGAACTTAGAAGACTGTGTTGTATTGATAATACTCCAAAGTGTACTGAAAGTTATTTTATTGGAAAAACATTACGTTGGTTGAAGAAAAACTCTGAATATAAAGTTGTTGTCTCTTATGCAGATGCACACTACAATCATACTGGAATTATCTATAAAGCAACCAATTTTGAATATCATGGATTAACATCCAAAGGAAGAGTGATTGATTTTGAAGGTAAACTTTATCATGATAAATGTATTCGTACATATAACGTATTAAAAAATGAATCTATTCTTTCTGCGAAATTTGAGAATGTAGTTAGAAAACTAAAACCATTTGCTCAGAGAGTAAAAGATGCACTTGAAGATGGTCGTGCAAAATACATCAATACTCCAGGAAAACACATTTATGTCTTTAGATTGAAGAAAGTAAAGAATCTGAATAAAAAGGTAGGGGGGTAAAACCCGTCCTTTTTATGCTATAATAATCGGAGAGGTAAACTAAAAATGTCAATTAAAATTGCACTATTAAAATCAGGAGAATCAGTTATTTCTGATATCAAAGAATTAATTTCTAAAGAATCTAAAGAAAAAATTCATGGATACATGTTCAAAAATCCATATATAGTCGATATTTCTCATAATGATGATGAAGAAGTTCTTCTTTTAGAGGGTGAAAAAAATAGAAAACTCAATAGAAAAGAGCAACAAGATGGTAAAGATGTCAGTGTAAATTTTATACCATGGATTCCTATTACATCAGACTCGGAAATTATTGTTGCACCTGATTGGGTATTTTCTATAGTAACACCAGTAAAAGAAATTGAAAACCTTTACGAGGAAATGATTAATGGACAAGATGATTAACATAATAGTACTGACGAACAACAAGATATTGATCAGTCAAGTTGAAAGAGTATCTTCTGTATTGGGAGATCCTGATGTAAAAGTAACAAAACCATTTTTGTTAAATGTTTCCGATATGACTTTATCACCATGGTTTATTGATTTGACTGATGAAGAATGGTTTGCGATTTCTTCTGATAAGATTCTTACAACTTTTGAACCAAATTCAGTCTTGCTTAAAAACTACTTGGAATTAATTAACTGATTATTTATGTCTCATCGATTTTACACTAACGTTCAAATGGTCGGTGACCACTTTCTTGTACGTGGGTATGAGAATGGACGGCACTTTGCCACAAGAGAAAAGTTTTATCCTACATTATTTGTTCCTTCCAATAAAGAAACAGAATATAAAACTCTTGAGGGAGATTATGTTGAATCAATAGATCCAGGAACTGTTCGTGATTGTAGAGAGTTCATCAAGAAATATGATGGTGTAAAAAACTTTAAGGTCTATGGTAATGACCGATACATCTGTCAGTATATTTCCGAGATGTATCCTGAAGAAGAAGTTAAATTCGACACTACAAAAATCAAAATATCTACGATTGATATTGAGGTAAAATCTGAGAATGGATTCCCTGATGTAGAGTCTGCCGCAGAAGAAGTTCTTCTTATTACTGTACAGGATTACACTACAAAACAAATTCGCACTTGGGGTCAGGGACCATTCGATAATAGGCAGGAGAATATTATCTACAAAAGTTTCAGAACAGAATATGAGTTACTTAATGACTTTATAAACTGGTGGATGATTGAGACTAATACTCCTGAAGTTGTGACTGGATGGAATAGTGAACTATATGATATGCCTTATTTGGTGAGGCGTATTGACCGTATTCTTGGTGAGAAGTTGATGAAACGACTCTCACCTTGGGGATTGGTGACTGAACGTGAGACTATTGTAATGGGTCGTAAACAGATCTCTTATGATGTTGGGGGTATTACGCAACTTGATTACCTAAATCTATATAAGAAGTTCACTTATAAGGCACAAGAGTCTTATCGGTTGGACTATATTGCAAGTGTAGAACTTGGACAAAAGAAACTTGATCACTCTGAGTTTGATACATTTAAAGATTTCTATACTAACGGGTGGCAGAAATTTGTAGAGTATAATATCATTGACGTGGAACTTGTTGACCGTATGGAAGACAAGATGAAATTGATTGAACTTGCAATCACTATGGCATATGATGCTAAGGTGAATTATAATGATGTGTTTTATCAAGTTCGTATGTGGGATGCGATCATTTACAATTATCTTAAAAAGAGAAACATTGTAATTCCACCCAAAGAACGTTCAGACAAGGATGCAAAATATGCAGGTGCCTATGTCAAGGAACCTGTACCGGGAAAGTATGATTATGTTGTAAGTTTTGATTTAAATTCTCTTTATCCACATCTTTTGATGCAATATAATATTTCGCCAGAGACACTTCTTGAAGAAAGGCATCCTAATGTTTCAGTGGAAAAGATATTGAATCAAGAAATTAATTTTGAAATGTATAAAGATTATGCCGTATGTCCCAATGGTGCAATGTATCGTAAAGATATTCGTGGATTTCTTCCAGAACTAATGGAAAAGATTTATAAAGAAAGAACCGTATATAAAAAGAAAATGCTTGAAGAGAAGAAAAAACTTGAAGAAATTGAAAATGAAATGAAGACGAGGAAAATTATATAAATAGTGATATTGGGAACGATTATTTTAGATGTATTATTTAATTTATAAAACAACAAATAAAATAAATCAAAAATATTACTATGGGGCACATTGTACCAATAATGTTGATGATGATTATTTGGGTTCTGGTATTGCTTTGAAAAAAGCAATAGAAAAATATGGAAGAGAAAATTTTTATAGGGAAATTGTTGAATTGTGTGATAGTGAGGATGAAATGTATTTGAAGGAAGAAAAGATAGTTGCCGAGCACTATAAGAAAGATGAGTGCTATAATATGAATGTTGGTGGAAAGGGTGGGTGGAACTATGTAAATTCTAATCGTATTAATTTTGGAGATAATAATATTATGCGAAAGTCTTCAAAAGTTAGGCAGATTGTTTCGCAAAAAGGAAAGCAAACTCGTAATGGAAATTTAAAATACAAACAGATTGCTTTGGATAATTTAAAAAAAGCACTTGAATTTAATACTGGTAAAAAACGACCAGAACATTCGGAATTTATGAAAGAGTGGTCAACAAATTACTGGAAAGAAAATAAAGATTACATTAGAGATTGTTTATCTTCTACTTTTAAGATAACTTCTCCCAAAGGTGAAGAAATCATTACAAATAGACTTGAAGATTGGTGTAAAGAAAACCATCTTCCACATTCAACTCTGTGGGTAAGTAGCAGTAAAAATGGTAAAGTGGTTACAAAAGGTAAAGCAAAGGGGTGGAAATGTGAACTTATCTGAATTATCTGATTCTCAATTGAAAATTTTGAGGGAAAAAACTATAAAAGAAGTTGCTAGATGCAATAATATACAAATGGCGAGAAAAATTCAATTAAATTCTGCTTACGGAAGCGTGGGAAATCAATATTTTAGATATTTTAAAATTGAGAATGCTGAGGCAATTACTCTCTCAGGTCAGGTTTCCATTCGTTGGATTGAGAATAAGATGAACGGATTTCTAAATAAGATTTTGCAAACAGAGAAAGACGATTATGTCATCGCATCCGACACTGACTCAATCTATCTTAATATGGGACCTCTTGTTGATAAATTTCTTAGTCATAAGTCTGACGATAAAACAAAGATTGTTCAGTTACTTGATAAGATCTGCGAAGACAAGTTGGAACCATTCATCGAACAATCTTATACGGAACTTGCGGATTACGTTCAGGCATATGAACAGAAGATGATTATGAAACGTGAGAACATTGCAGAACGTGGCATTTGGACTGCAAAGAAACGTTATATTCTCAATGTATGGAATAGTGAAGGAGTTCAGTATTCTGAACCTAAACTCAAGATGATGGGTATTGAGGCAGTTAAGTCTTCCACTCCAGCACCTTGTCGTCAGATGATTAAGAATGGACTTAAGTTGATGATGAGTGGTACAGAAGAAGATGTCATTAACTTTATTGATAATTGCCGTAAAGAATTCAAGGCACTTCCTCCGGAGCAGATTGCATTTCCCCGTTCAGTATCGGATGTTGTAAAGTATAAATCTCATTCTGACATTTATGCTAAAGGTACTCCCATTCATTGTCGTGGAGCACTACTATTCAATCATTATATTAAGGAGAAGAAACTTGATAATAAGTATTCTCTTATCAATAATGGTGAGAAAATCAAGTTCATTTATCTGAAGAAACCAAATATTATTCAGGAGAATGTCATTTCATTTATTCAAGATTTTCCACATGAACTCGGTCTTGACAAATACATAGATTATGAATTACAATTTGAAAAGAGTTTTTTAGACCCACTCAAATCTATTCTTGATGCGATTGGGTGGAGCACAGAAAAAAAAGTAAACCTTGAATCATTTTTTGTATAATGGACTTGAAAAATAACTAAAGGTGTGGTATAATGCGGCAACAACTGGTCGGGGGCGATGGGTTGTGTAAGACCGCATTTTGTGATATAATAAATACATTACCCCCGACAATAGAATTATGCCAAGAGTAAAACACGGACAGACCAACACGCTTACTTGGATAAGTTGGACTGCGATGGTTGCTAGATACAAGTGGAGACCTGAATATAATAAAAGAGGAATATATGAAGGTTGGATGGGTGACAATGGATATCTTACCTTCTTATCTGATATGGGAGAGAGACCAGATGGTGGTACAATAGAACGAATAGATAATGAACGAGGTTATTACCCAGACAATTGTAAATGGGCCACTATGAAAGAGCAGGAGAATAATAGAAGTAACAACAACAAACTAGAATATAATGGACAGACCAAGACTATCTCTCAATGGGCAGAAGAATATGGTATGGGGCACCAAACCTTACGATATAGGTTGAATAAACGAAGAATGGCTATGGAGGAGGCCTTGACTTCTCCCAAACTTTATGGTTATAATACTAGGAGATAAATTAGACTATGGACTTCTTACGCGAGATTGTAAAAGAGATTGGAGATGACTTCACAAAACTTGCAAGCGAGATTGACGAAACTGAAACATACGTTGATACTGGTTCGTTCATCTTTAATGCTCTTGTATCTGGGTCTATCCGTGGTGGTGTTTCTGGGAATAAAATCACTGCAATTGCTGGGGAAAGTTCTACTGGAAAGACTTTTTTCTCACTCGCAGTGGTCAAGAACTTCTTGGATACTAATCCCGATGCATATTGCCTTTATTTTGATACTGAGGCAGCTGTCAATAAGTCACTCTTAGAAAGCAGAGGAATTGACCTTAAGCGTCTTGCCGTGGTTAATGTAGTAACTGTTGAGGAGTTCCGTAGTAAGGCACTCAAGGCAGTGGATATGTATCAAAAATCACCTGAGGAAGACCGCAAACCCTGCATGTTTGTGCTAGACTCTTTAGGAATGCTTTCGACTGAGAAAGAGATTACTGATGCACTCAATGAAAAGCAGGTTCGTGACATGACAAAATCACAACTAATTAAGGGTGCCTTCAGAATGTTGACACTCAAGTTGGGGCAGGCTAATATTCCAATGATAGTTACCAACCACACTTATGACGTTATCGGATCTTATGTTCCTACTAAAGAGATGGGAGGTGGTAGTGGTCTTAAGTATGCTGCCAGTACCATTATTCATCTTAGCAAGAAGAAAGAAAAAGATGGAACAGAAGTCATTGGAAATCTTATCAAGGCAAAGACTGCTAAGTCACGTCTAAGTAAAGAGAACAAGGAGGTCAATATTCGTTTATTTTATGATCATCGGGGTCTTGATAAGTATTATGGTTTACTTGAGTTAGGTGAACTTGCCGGAATGTGGAAGAACGTTGCCGGTCGTTATGAGATGACTGTCAATGGTGAGACTAAAAAAGTATATGCTAAGGCAATTCTGAAAGACCCAGAAGTTTATTTTACAGAAGAAGTAATGCAGCAACTTGATGCTGCCGCGAAAAAAGAATTCTCTTATGGAACGGATTGAGACTACAATTCTCAGAAACTTAATATGCAACGAAAATTATTCTCGTAAAGTCATTCCATTTATAGAACCAACATATTTTGAGCAAAGAGGTGAAAAAGTAATCTTTGAGGAGATTACTCAATTCATTGTGAAGTATGGTTCTGCCATTACAATCGAAGCACTAAATATTGAGGTTGAGAATCGGACAGATCTAAACGAGAGTGAGATTAAAGAAACTAGAGATATCTGCAATTCGTTTACGGATCTTCCAGTAGATAATGAATGGTTATTAGACACTACCGAAAAGTGGTGTCGTGATCGTGCGATTTATCTTGCACTGATGGAATCGATTCATATTGCAGATGGAAATGATGAGAAGAAGAGTAGAGATGCGATTCCTTCTATTCTTTCTGATGCACTGGCAGTTTCTTTTGACAACAACATTGGACATGACTACTTAGAAAACTATCAAGAAAGATATGAGTACTATCACAGGAAGGAGGAGAAGGTTTCGTTTGATCTCGAATACCTTAATAAGATTACGAGCGGGGGTATATCTAATAAAACTCTTACTATCGCGCTTGCTGGGTGTGTTCATCCAGAAACCAAAGTTAAAATTAGATTTAGGAAGATTTCTTGGTGGATTGAAAAAGAAACAACAATTGCTGAAATCAAAACATTACTTGATAATGGATATGAGATAGAAGTTGATTCTCCTGATGGATATGTTCCAGTTAATTTCTTTATTAACAAAGGAATGTATGATGAATATGTTTTGAGAATCAATGGCATTGATGAACTTATAAGATGTAATGCCGATCATTTATTTCAGACATCTTTGGGGTGGATGAGTGCATCGCATCTTTATAAAAAATATAAAATAATGCATTTTTTAACCGAGAGTGGTTATAAACTTGGTAGTGTATTTAAAACAGGAAATCAAATACCTATTGTTGATATTAATGTAAATCATCCAAATCATAGGTATTATACTAATGGAGTTTCCTCTCATAATACTGGTGTCGGCAAGTCTTTATTCATGTGCCATGTTGCTAGCTCCGTGTTGCTCCAAGGGAAAAACGTTCTCTA